AAATCTCCAATACGTCTTGCATTAGGTGGAGGACATTCTACTGGTCCTTCAGCACCACCTACATTTGTATCAGGTGTAGGTGGAGCATCTGGTATCTTAGGTGCAGGTGGTTCTCCAGTATCAATACCTTCAGGTGTTTCGTTTGATTCTGGATTTAAATCTCGCCACATTAATTCTCTAGAATCATACTCTACTGGATCATAGTAAGGAGCTCCTGCATCACACAATACTGTGTTGCCTTTAGGGTCATCATCGACCAACATCTTATTTTTAGATCTCTGCTTTACATTCTCCTTATGAACCTTAACACAACCAGGCATATTAACTATGGGAGTCCCTATGACCTCAGTGACAGGAACAACTGGAGGAATAACTGTTGGAGCACCAATCTCAAATACTCTAGCATCGGCAATCCTACCCACACCAATGGGTCTTATAATCGTATTTGTTGATTGAATATTTGATACAAATTGTATTCCTGTGCCATTAACCTGAATAATGGGTATACTCTCACCACCAACAACAGGAATATTAGGAATCATAATCTTCCTCCATATGACATGCTAAGTAATGCTGTCTCTTAAGATATTCATAATATGAATCATGAGACTTTGTTTCCGTATGTTCCTGCTTCTGTCGAGTTAGGATTTGCTTTACACCATTCAACATAATTGAATCCTGATCCCTCTGGATATATGTATTTACCATTTTCATCAAAGTTAGGTAGTTTTGCCCGTGACTCTGCTGATGGGTACTTAGGATAAGGTCTCTTTCCTTCTCTCATCTCTCTACCCTTTCGTTTTCTCATCTGATTACCAGTCTCATGGTCTTCAGGCATAGTAGGCCAAGAAGTTCCTAAGATCCTTTTAATATCTTCTTTAGTATAACCTTTCATTACTTATCTTTCCAACCACCAGCTTTCAACCAGTTGTTGTAATGTGGGTTATCCCAACTGTCACTGATCTCGTAAGAAGGAATTACAACCTCTTGGATATATCTCCTATTCTCTTCAACAAGTTTTACCTTGGCATCTATTTGAGCACCCCACCATACAGCAGCACCTAATTGTGCAGCTAAGAATGTAAGCACTGGTATTGGAATGTTTTTCATTTTTCTGCTGCGTATAATGCGAATGTAGAAGTAGTTATAACAGTCATCATGTTAGCAATATGTTGCTTCACATCAGAGTCACATACCTTACCAGGCATGAAGCATCCAAATATGGTTGCTCCGACTATTGCTAACTGAAAAAAGATTACAAACCTAATAAGATCTATAACCCTATCCTTACTGTTGTGGGACTTGTTCACGATAATCTTGCTTAGGGACTTTAAGACCCTTGACAGGTCCAGAAGTCTTAGGCCAAGCATTAATTAATTGTATATATACTTCTTCTCTTACTACCTGACGTATTTGTTCTATACGTGCATCCTGTCTTTTCTGTGGACCACCTTGCATCTTATCTATCTGATGATTGCCACCAACAAAAGCACCAGTTCCTAGAACTGCTGTTGCTGTTGTAACAGATGCTGCTTTTTGTAAGTCCATTAAAACTCCTCCGTTGGTATTTCCCAGTCAGCATATAAACGTCTGCCTGTTTTACCCTTTGAATCTATGTATGTTTGATCAAGACTCGACCAGTGACCCCAACGATCTCCTAATTTCACGTAACTCCTCAAAATCTTTTTGTTTAGTTCCACCATCATATTCCCAAGCATAACCTTCAGTAATCATTTGTTCATTGAGTGAGACTGTTGCGTCCCCAACGTATAACCACCCCAAAAGGCGACCATACTTACCGACCCCACCAACAAGCTCAGTCCTAATAAGTAGTTCGTCATCACCCTCAATAGTAGATTCGAGTCTATCTTTAAGCCAGTTTGTTGCATCGATTCCTAATTCCTTTTCTTCTAAGTTTCTTGTACGTTTTTCTGGTGTATCAACTCCTGCAATTCTTACCCGTTCTTTTTTGAATAAATCGAATCCAAGATCGATGGTGACATCTATCGTATCCCCGTCCAACACTTTGTTGATTTCTGTCACTCGGAAGTTGTAACAACTCTTCCGACTTGGGGGTTTCATCGATCCCATCTTGATACTCCGTAAGTGTATTATTTAGCATCTCCCCTACTGGAGTTCTACTGTTCTCCGATTCCCAATCCCTCATCTCCTGAATCATTTGATTCGGAGACATGGTTATTAATAATGGGGTTAGGATACCAATCATCATACTTAAATATCCAATATATTGTAACACTTACTCCCACAAGAAGTAAAGCGATCATAATATTTATTGACCAGACTACATCACTCAATCTCTTTGTCTCCAATCATCAGATCTCTCATTATGAAACCAGTCCACAATATCCTGTGGATCACCAAAACCCCTTCTGTGATGAGTTGAATCGGGGTCTCCAATATTCAACTCATTCAGAAAAGAATCTGTAGGATCTGTACCAATTCTTCTTGCAGTCTGTAGCATACCTCTTGCTGCTGTATTTGCCTTTGATAATTTTTCTGCCCATATCATATCTTCTAAACTAACCTCTGCCCCAGAAGCAATATCCTTACAAATTGCCTCAAGTCTCAAACGATATTGAGTAGATAACATATGTTAATAGTAATTATTACTATCTATTATGGATCAAAAATAATAAAACCTAAGATTAGTAAACCAAAACATAAAATATAAACTGCAAGATGAATGAGCATTTATAGATAAGGAGGTCCATAAAACCATACTACTATTGATCTTCTCTTCCCTGATGTAACAGGTCTAACTCTATGCCAAACATTGGATTGAAAAATAACTACAGATCCTTTCTCCAATTTAAATGATTCATATCTCGGATCCTTTTTTGGTCCCGATATTTCAACATCTAATTCACCACCTTCATATTCATCAGGATCATTTAAAAAAAGAGAAAGACTAATTTTTCTAACCATCGGAAACTTATCCTGTGGATTTAGGTATACAGGTGTACTTAATTGATCAACATGCCAATCATAATATCCACCATTATAATATTCTGAACACTGAACTGGTTCATGACCTATTATGTCAACATTAAGACAGTGTTTATTATATCCATGAACCATCGGTGCTAATATATGAATTATTTTTTTATCAAATATCCAGGTATTCTTAGACTTTCTAATACTCGTATCTAGGTCTGCACGAGTATTAGTTTGATCCGAAACAGTAGATTCATTCCATACTAAATGAGGGTGATTAGTTGCTTTATCAACATACTCAAAATCTTCAGGAGAGATTTTGTTTGATGCAACTGTATAACTATACAGCATAGACTTCACCTATCTCCCAACAATTTATACCTTCATCTCTAATAATATCCATAGTAAGTTCCATACGATTAGCAGGAACCACCATACAATATCCAATACCTAAATTGAATACTCTTTTCATCTCATCTTTATCCACATTACCTTTCAGTTGAATCTTTTTAAAAATTTCTGGCACAGTCCATGCATTATAATCTACACGAGCAGTTAACCCTTCAGGCAAACATCTAGGTAGGTTCTCAGTGATACCACCACCTGTAATGTGTGCCATACCATATATCCAATCTCCCTCATTCAACAATCTCTTGACCACGGGTGCATAGATTGTAGTTGGTGTAAGTAACTCAGGATGATCTGCATAAAATATTTGATGTCTAGTCAACAGATAATTAACAAGGCTATATCCATTACTATGAAGACCACTACTTGCTAAACCAATAACTCTATCACTTGGTTTGATAGAAGAACCATCTATAACTTTCTTTTTCTCTACTATGCCAGTACAGAAACCTGCCATATCATAATGAAGTTGTCTTGGATGTTCAGCAGTTTCTCCTCCTACAAGATCCATATCTGCAATCTCACATCCCTTAAGAATACCAACCATAATATCTGCCACATTACCATCCACCCTTTGAGTAGAGATATAATCCAAAAAATATAATGGATTAGCACCACATGTAATCACATCATTAACACACATAGCAACTAGGTCTTGACCTATTGTTGTAAAATCATTTGCAACTGTGCATATGTTTAGTTTAGTTCCAACACCATCAGCACCAGATACTAAAATAGGTTCATCATATCCTGATGGAATCTTAATCATCCCACCGAACCCACCAATACCTGGTGCTCTCTCTCTAAGTTTTTCTACAAATTTATTACCAGCATCTATATCTACACCAGCAGTCTTGTAATCTAATGTGATACCTTCTTTCTTAAAATCAAGTGGGTCATCCCATGCCATAGTTATAAAGGAGGATACTCTGATATTAATTCTACAACATCCTCACCCTTTTGTCCACTCTCAAACTCTTCCATCAACCTTCTAACTTGCTTCCTATCAAGTCCAGCAAGTTGTTCACAATTTTCTAAACACTTATAGATACATTCTCTATCAGAAATAGGTGCTTTGATCTCCCATCCCTGATCATCATAATACTTCTTACCCTTAGTTACTTGTGCCTCTACATGAGAGAGGTCTTGTGTTTCAGATGGATTTGTATAATTATGCATATGCTTGAGCAGCTAACCACGTAGATAGTCCTAAAGACGTACCCATTATAGTTAGTCTACTCATCCACCACATAATTTCATGCTTATGTTTTGTCATTATTAATGTCCCATAGGGATTCCTGCTGCCATTAAACGAGAGATATTATTAACCTCTTCGTTGACACAATAGTCAATAAAATGAGGATGCTCCTTTAGATAAGGGACATCCTCTTTGGAATTTTGTATTGCGTTATATGAATCTATAGCATACTCACATATCTCGTGATGCTTATGCTGTGTGTCGTGATAACCGACTGTGTAATGTCTCTGTTGAGTCAGGGGCATGATTCTTCAATCCCATACTATCGATATTTATAGCATACCATAGTAATTTTTGCCTAATTTGGTGTGGACTCACTGACTCTGTTAGAGTATCAAAGCACCAATTATAAAACCCTTAGCAAAAGAAAGACAAAGCATTTGATAGTTTGATAATTTAAACTTACCTTGAATCTTATATGCCATATTCTTATCCCACTCTTTTACAGTATGGAATGTTTTACCTATGTTAATGTTCCACATTTTATCTACCTCCCATAAATTTAGAGAAATTTTTTCTCATTACATCCTCTGTATTCTTATACATTAGATCTGAGAACTCGTTAGATGCTTTTACCATATCATTAATATTATCCATAGTTAATTTTTGAACAGGATATACGTTAGAAAATCTCCACTTAGCAAGTCCAGTTTGACCTGGTGTTTGATAGTCTTGAGATAGTAAGTCATCTCCCTTATCAGGAAAAAAGAAAGGATCATAACCAGCAACTGGACCACTAGCAGCATCTGAACCAGTGAATCCAGTTGTCATTTGGGTTTCCTTTATAAAATCCCTAAACCTTTTCATTACATTTTAAATGTATCGGATGGTTTATCATCAGTGGTTATCTTGATAGGTGCTTGTTCAATCCTAATTGTTTGAACAGGACCAACAGATCCTGCTTTAGCAATGATTGCCTCTATATCCTTTGCCGTAAGAGGAGGAGTTCCACCATTAGAACCGTTGCCGTTGCCATTAGTGCCCATCTTCATAGTTCCATCATTACTTTTCTTAGCAGTCTGCACCCCAAAGGTTGCCAATACCCCAGTAAATACCGAAGCTATGAAAGTTGGATCTATTTTTTGTTGTGGTAGTTTTGGAATCGTCACATAATTAAGAGTCAATATTCCACCCGACCACACCAAAATACCAAGACGAACAAATGTACTAACGATAGCAAGTTGCTCATCATGGTCTGGTACTATAGCGTCTCTAATTCTACCTAGAGCACTTTTCTTTTCTTCTTTAGTTTCTTCTTCTACTACTGTTTCTTCTTTTACTTCATCAGACATTTTGATAAGGCAACTACCTTATTTAGAACTGAGAGATTCCCAGACCAGGAGAAGGGACAGGAGCAGTTGCAGAATCAGAGGGAGGTGCAAGATCAGGAGTGCCAGTAGGAAGATCTCCACCTAAAACAGACCCACCAATGCTTCCCATAACTTTTTGTTTAACTCCATCAATGATGGAATCCCTGTTGACATATACATATACACCACTAGCAGCAATGGCACTAGATACAGCGAAAGACGCAACAGCAAGTACATTTACAATTTTTTGCATTTTTTATTTTTCGAGTGATTTATTTATAAAGGACTGCCTATAGGCATTGTAATAATCAACAACACCAGCACTTAGTACATACTTCTCAACCCATTCATCAGCACATTCATAAATTGCTTTGTTGTTATTTTCATGAGAATATTTTTTAAGAAGTATTGTTAATACCTCTCTTCTCAATTTCATTTGGTTTTCAGTGTACTTTTCTTCAATCATCATTCAGTTTTTTTTCTTGTTTGATGCGTTTTTTTACTTGTTTAGCATAATAAATATCCTGTTCAGTATACCAGTCAGGATGTTTCTTTGCAAGTTTTAATAATTTTTTTGCTGCTTTTTTGTCCTTCATCAACTACTCTAAGTTTTCCTCTTGATCTGTAAGTATAACACAATCAGATTCGGGAGTAGCAACACAGAGAAGAGTCCATCCCTCTTCCATTTGTTCTTCATCTAAAAATGATTGCTCATCATTATTTACCTCTCCTTCTAACACCTTGCCTAGACATGCTGAACATGCTCCTGCTCTACATGATGATGGTAAATCTAAACCCTCTTCCTCTGCTGCATCTAATATAGGTGTGTCATCTGGACAATCAAAAGTAGTTTCTGTACCCTCTGGTGATTTAAGTGTGATAGTATACGATGCCATGTAATTTATGCGACAACCGTATTATTTAATCATCCATCATGTACGCCATCATGGTCATGAACATAGTTGTTGTCATTACGACACCAACAACTACCATGAATACCATTTGATATATCTCTGTAAAATTAATCATTAGACGTATGCGATATTTGGTACGTAAATAATTAAACCAAATACTATGAGTAAGAAAGAAGTTTGAATAAAGGTTTTCATTAGATTAGACCTAAAGAACCTGCTGTGAAACCCACCCCACAGAAGAATGCAAATTCTAGAATTCCGTGTGCTGATGGTGGAATTTCTAATAGTTTAGATTTTAAACGAGTCATTTAAGCTTGTGCTCCTCAGCTATGGTTTGTTAACTGTAAAATGATTGAAATATATTTCCGTTAACTGCTGTGTATAGAACCACTGAAATGAAGATTGCTTGATACATGAGTGAGTAATAATACTTATATAATATTATATAGGTATTTTTACCTTAGTGTCAAGAGTAATATGACACCTATTACACCGACCATTGCTAATCTACCATTCCAAAGTTCAGCGAATCTCCAATATGGATGATGCCAGTCCATTATGCACCTGTTGGTGCAGTG